ATGTATGATGACAATGGGTTCCCAGTGAACGAGGAACTTTTATCAGTAAAATTTATTAATGAGGAAGACGAAGATGAAACTCTTGATGCATGAGGTACTTCAAAAAGTATCAAACGCAAAGACTAAGAAGGAAAAGATTGCTTTGCTTGAGAAATTTAATACTCCAGCACTAAGAATGCTTTTCATTATTAATTTTGATGACTCAGTTGTGAGTCTACTACCACCTGGCAAGGTTCCTTATCAACCTAATGATGCACCACTAGGTACAGAACATACTAATCTACAGAAAGAAGCACGATTACTTCACCATTTCTTTAAGGGTGGTTCTAATGTAGGTCAAAATAAAAGAGAGACAATGTTTATTCAAATGCTAGAAGGATTATCTGCTGGTGAAGCAGAGGTTCTATGTCTTGCAAAGGACAAGCAGATTGGTAAGCGTTGGAAGATTACTAAGGCATGTGTAACTGAAGCATTTCCACAGATAGAATGGGGTGGACGTTCATGAGAGTAATCCACGAAAAATGTGATCCAAAGTTAGCAGAAGATAGACAACTACCTTACACTGCATACTTAATACAGTATGAAGTAGAGGGTAAGATAGAACATGATATTGCTATGGGTTCTAGGGCAGTGGATATATTTGATCATTATTATGACAAATATAAGAAAGGATTTAAATGGTTGAAGCAGACTGGTGGTACTGTAAGACCTAACCTATGGAATGCACCAGCACCTAAGAGAAAGAAGAGAAAGAAACCATCTGCTCAACCACCAGAAGCACCACCAAGTAAATGATATTGGTTGAAGATTCTATCACTGATGATTTATATCAAAAGTGTGTGAATAAACTTGATAAAAAGATATCTAAAAATTGTTGGCAATCTAGTAGTGTAACTTGGGATGATGGCACTAGAGAAGGTGTTGTTGGTAGTTGTATTTCTACTTCTGTATCAGATAAGATACAGAAGTTGTTAGAGAAAGAATTGGAATCATCACTTCCAAAACATAGAGAATTAATATGTAAATATTATATCTGGCAACCTATGTCTGGAATTGCTTGGCATAATGATGAAGCACTGGATAGATTATTCGGTGCTACTTTATATCTTAATGAGGAATGGCATCCTAATAATGGAGGATGGTTTATCTGGGAAGATGATGATGGTCATCATACAATTCTTCCTAAGAAAAAACTTTTAGTTATTAATGATAATTATCAACATCATTGTGTTACTCCAGTTGCTTTAGGTTTTCGTTGCACTATTCAAATGTGGGGAAAAAGTTAAAATAATATTAAATTGTATCGGATTACACATATTCACTTGACTATATAATATACCTGTGTTAATATTAACACAATCGTTCAACCCAAAAGGGTCGCAAGTAAGCCGACACGGAACGGATACGTTCATCCCACCATGTTTCATCTAGCAGTTATCGCAACTACTCTTTCTTGCATTGAAGCTCAGACACTTTTAGATAAGTTTGATGAGTTTAAAATTGAGGAAGAGACACGAGCTGAGATGATCAGCGTAGTGATAGAAGAAACACCTCATTGTTGGGACGCAAATGCCGACTGAAGGAACGGGTTTTATCCACCCAATCCAGAGGACAAGCCAATGGCACAAGTCACTTACCGAGGAGTCAAGTACGACTCTGAAGCGTACCGTCAAATGGTACAAGCAGAAGCTCAAAAGAGAAACCATGAACTAATGTATCGTGGTATCAAAGTAGAACGAAAGTTCGCAACTCAGAGCTAGATTAAAAATCACATAGTGGTTTCATAAATCCTGGAAAAATTTTTCCAGGATTTTTTTGTGTCCAGAGTCGTATAAATACTTAGTTACACCGCAGAATATGTTAGTGGAAGAGAGTCAGAGGAAGGACAAGAGAAAGAGTGCGAAAAAAATAATAAAGCTTGCAAAAAATAACCCAGGGTGGTATACTAAGGAAGAGGTAAAGTACGCTAAGTATATAAAAAAATTACTGAAGAAAAATAATGCAACAAGTGAAACTGATAACAGTCACACCCAAAGCAGAGGAGACGATGGGGTACGTGGCGAGGGTGAGCAACCCGAACAACCAAGACAACCCAAACGTGGCTGGATTGCTAAAGTATTGCATAAAGCATCAACACTGGTCGGTCTTTGAACAAGCACACATGACTGTGGAGATTGAGACTACACGTGGTCTCGCTGCACAGATATTAAGACATAGATCATTTACATTTCAAGAATTCTCACAGAGATATGCTGCTACTAATCTGTTAGCAGATGAGATTCCTATGTTTGATCTTAGGCATCAGGACACTAAGAATAGACAGAATAGTACCGATGATGTACCAAAGAATAAGAAGCAAGACCTCCAAGAGAAGATCGCAGAACACTTTGTTGAAGCGATGGATCTATACAATGAACTCCTCGCTAATGGTATTGCGAAGGAGTGTGCGAGATTTGTTCTCCCACTAGCAACACCAACTAGAATTTATATGACTGGTTCTGTTAGATCATGGGTGCATTACATTGACTTACGTTCTGCACATGGAACCCAGAAGGAACACATGGAAATAGCAGAGATGGTTAGATCAGTCTTTAAAGAACAGTTCCCTATAGTATCAGAAGCATTGGAATGGTAGAAGTCTTTGATAATTTTCTAGATTCTGAGGAGATATATTATCTACAGCAACTTCAAAAGCCTTGGGTAATGCAAGATAGTGAGCCATCCAATCCATATAATTTACCATTCCTATCTTATACTCCATCTAAAGGAGAACCATACTTTTACAAGCATCTTTTTAAGAAGATTAAGAAGAAGATAGGTAAACACTCTGTTGGTAGGGTATATTTTAATGGTCAATCCTACGGACAGGATGGAGCATTTCATGTTGACAACTGCGATAAGACTGTGCTAATATATGTTAGTCCTTATGATTGGGAGTGGGGTGGATTCACTCAGGTTGGAGAAGAGATCATCGCACCTATAACAGGAAGGATGATTGCTTTTGATGGTATGACACCACATAAAGGGTTCTCTTTCTCTCGTCAAACATGTCCTATGAGAATAAGTTTAGCATATAAACTCATTTCTAAATAAACTACACACTAATAATTATGGAAGTAGATCATATGTCAACTGAGCCTGTGATAAAATCACAGATTGATTTTGATAAAGATAGATTCTATGTTGTTGATAACTTTCTTCCTGAAGATCAATTTCTAGAATTACAAAAGAGTTTGGTGTGGAATACTGATTTTCCATTTTACATGGTTCAAAATGTAGGTACTGATAAGAGAGTTAGTACACCAGAATCATATGAAAAAGAGATTGTAAATAATTGGTCATGGTTTAGTACACATAATTTATACCAATGGGATGTACCATGTAGTGAATACTTTGACAGTATTCAAAAGATATTTCTTCCAATATTCTATAAGATGGGTATTATGAATTCTCTTATACGTATGAAGGTAAATTTTTATCCACATACTACAGAGATTCAGGAACATAGTCCTCATCAGGACACGAGTGCCTTTATAAAAGCAGCATTATTTTCATTAAATACTTGCGATGGCTTTACAAGAATGCATGATGGTAGTAAAATAGATAGTGTGGCAAACAGAGTTGTCTTCTTTGACGGATCTCAACTTCACAATTCGTCAACTACTACTAATGCTAAAGCAAGGTACAATATAAATTTTAATTTCTTATAAACATGCCAACATACCCTGTAAAAAATTTAAAGACTGGTGAGGAGAAAGAACTTCACATGTCAATGAAAGCCTACGATGAGTGGAGAGAAGAGAATCCTGACTGGGATAAAGACTGGTCTAAGGGTTGTGCTGGTGCTGGTGAAGTAGGTGACTGGCGTGATAAAATGTCCAAGACACATCCAGGTTGGAAGGATGTCATGTCACAAGTTAAAAAGCATCCTAATTATGGATCGTGTCCCAAATCAAAAGAAGGATATCAGTGGTAAATTATGGCAGTTAAAAAGAAAACTCCCTCTACTGTAGGGATGTCCAAGAAAATGTTGAAGAGGAAAAAACCTATCAACAGTAATTATTTTCTTGATGTTGGTCCTATTACAGAGAACCAAGAGATATTTTTTAATGAGTGGAAGAATGGAAAGAATCTTTTTGCATATGGTGCAGCAGGTACAGGTAAGACATTCATTGCATTGTACTTAGCACTAAAGGATGTGATAGATGAGGAGACACCATACGATAAAGTTTATATCGTTAGGTCTCTTGTATCCACACGTGAGATTGGTTTCTTACCTGGTACTCATGAAGATAAGTCGGAACTTTATCAGGTTCCTTATAAGAATATGGTAAGGAACATGTTCCATATGCCTGACCAAGCTAGTTTTGATATGTTATATGATAACCTTAAAAATCAAGAGACTATTTCATTTTGGTCTACATCATTTCTCCGTGGTACTACTCTTGATGATGCTATTGTCATTGTTGATGAGTCTCAGAACCTTAACTT